AACGCCACAATCAATAGCGGGCAGGTTGATATTTCGCTGTTAAGTGGGTTGGCGGGTGTAGCTGCAAGCATTACAGCAAGCGGGCCATTTAGTTTTGATTTAGATTCTACTGGTTATGTCGGGTTTAAACGCGCCTTCGCTGGTGGTGCTGATGCTACGATAACTAACCTTAAAGTAATCACAATCTTAGACTTCGCTGCTGGCGCGGTTCAAGAGTTAGGCGCATACTCAGCAGAATACTCAGCAGAATACGGAGCATAAGATGACAGATAGAACAGAAGCGCAAACACTGGGTATTGACGCAATATCAATAAAGCAGGGTACTACGGCGGAGATTGACCCGACTTATGACGCTGCGGCAAGGCAGGCGGTTTTAGATCGACAACCTATGAGTGATGAGGTTGTATCTAAGTCTGATATGTTAAATGTGTTTAACACTCACTGCCAAATAGGTAACACCACCAAAGATGACGGCTCGATAGCCATATCAATTACCGGTACTGGTAGCGATGATTTGTACCCGCCAGATAACCCACAGCCAACAACAGGCGGTGACTATGAGGGTTATGTAAAGATTACAGGGTTAAGTGTAATCAGTGAAAAGGGCGGCCTGTCTATTGCGAACTCAGAGATCACGATCGGTATTGCGGGTGATTATTACACTAGCCATGCTTACCTAGACGCTTCTAGCGCACAAAACACCAACAACATAGGCTTTACAATCGCTGTCGAGCGCAGTGGTAATCTAAACTTTCAACAGAGAGCTATAGGTTCACGCGGGTTCAACGGGGATAACAGAACCAACATCTCTGGTGGTGGGTTTCTGCCAGCCTTATTAGTTGGCGACAAGTTAAGCGTTTGGGTCGCTAGTGAAGATTCCACAACAATTACTATTCACGATGCCAACCTTGGATTAAATCTAAGAGCTCCATCTGGCTTAGTAACGTAGGGCGGCGTAATGAACAAAAGAACAGTATTACACGCAGATAGAACTAATGCGCTTTACGCCCCGTTATTCGCTCGATACCCTAATCATCTTACGCTAGGTGATAGCGAGCATGGTTTCTTTAGCTGTACGCTTGCACAGTTAGACCCTAATGCGGAGTATGACAAAATGGACTTGTGCGACTCAGGCATGGAAGGCGCAATACTTTATGCCTATATTGTCGAGCAGCTAGAAGCGGGCTATACGGACGCGATAGAGTTCACAAAAGAGCAAGCGGCCACTATGATTGGGTTAAATCAGCCCGATACTTTGGAAAGCGACACTATAGAGGGTGAGGTTTTAGCAGTAGATTAATGCTAGACTAACCCATTAACTAATCCCTACGACAAGAAGGTACTTGTATGATAACGGCAGATTTTAACCACGAAGATTTTTCTAACACCTCCGAGGCAGATAAAAACTTGATGGTTAAGTTTTTTGTGAAGTCGGTGCAGAACGTAATGGAAAGCGGCAAACAAGGCCGTCCAGTGTTCAAAGACAAAATCTACATTGAAATTCGTATTGCAGGGCAACGTGACGCGCAGGCTTGTCGCCCTGTAACCCACGCCGATAAGCAGCGTTTCCCTCAACATTGGAAAGCATATAACGACCGCACAGCACCCCCAACGGAAGGCGCACCGCTGTCTGAATGGGCTATGATTAGTCGTTCGCAAGTGGACGAGCTGGCATTTTCAAACGTGAAAACTGTAGAGCAGCTTGCGTCTATCTCTGACACTAACCTTCAAAGCATCATGGGCGGTAATATCCTTCGTGAAAAAGCTATTAAGTGGTTAGCTACAGAGGACGTTGAAGTAGTAGAGCGCGAACGCGCTAAACTCGCTGCCGAAGTTGCCGAGCTACGCGCTATGGTGGCTAAGTTGACCGAAACTGCACCTGCGGTAAGTGAAGAAGTCGAAGAAGAACCCGCTATTAAAGCGCCTAAGCGCCGCAAAGCGCGTAACGAAACAGTCTAAAGGTGTCGCATGGCAGGTAAAACGAACATAATTGCTTCGGAAATACTTAACAGAGTTGCCGCCGAGGTAGGCATTGCACCTGTCACTGCACCCTTAGAAAGCCAAGACCCTACATTCATAAAGCTCCGATACCTGCTGAATACCGCAGGCGAAGAGCTTATGCAGGCTTTCCCGTGGGAGCAGTTAATACGCTCTCACACGATTACTACCCAAGCAGGTGACACAGGTGTTTACGATCTGCCTGATGATTACGGCTACATAACTAACGATTCCGCATGGGATAACACCAACCATATCAGGTTAGGTGGCCCGCTTTCCGCGTCTGAGTGGACGTTCCTTAAAGGACGTGACTTGGCCTCAAATACGCTATACACCAGTTTTCGTATCGCGCAGAACAACTTTAACGTCTATCCAATACCGCCTTTTGACGGTCTGAACCTCAGTTTCGAGTACATCACTACAGGGTGGGTGCTTGATGAAGCTACCGACCCTACCCGCCCCGTATATAAAGGCGAAGTGACATTACCTAGCGACATACCGTTATTCGATAAGACCTTAATCACTCGTGCATTGAAGGTAAAATACCTTGAGGCAGGCGGGTTCGATACCACTAAAGCGCAAGCCGACTACAACCAGATTTTTGACTTCCTGACCAGTAAAGACAAAGGTGCAGGGGTTCTTAATGTGGGGGGTTCACGCGGCGGTGTCCGATTACTAAACGCCTATAACACCCCAGATACAGGGTTCGGGATATGATAGGGCGTGGTATAGGTTCTGTGGGTTCTGCCCAACAGCAAGCCAGCCAAGTAGCCCGCTATCGTTCACCGTTAAGCGGTATTGACCTTCGCAAGTCGTTAGGTGATCTTGAAGACCCTAGCCACTGTATCTACACCTACAACCTAATGCCTTTTGAGCTTGGCTTAAAGGTTCGTGAAGGCTACCGCGAGTGGTCAGTAGGCGTGGAGGCGGGTTCTAACTCAGGCATACACACTCTCATTCCTTTTGACTCAGCCCAAGAGAATAACGTAGGTGATAAACTTTTCGCTATCAATAACGAAGGTATTTGGGACGCTACCGACTATAACGTAGCACCAGTGCAGCTAGTGGTGTTCGCCAATCAAGACCCTGATGCGGGCTACGGCACATACACCCACTACGTCAACCAAGCCGAAGATGATGTGCTTTTCTACGCCGATAACCTTAACGGTTTGTACTCCTATGTTGGTGGTGTATGGACTAACACAGGCATACTAGACGGCATAAACGAAGTTGACGTTAAGTTCGTAATGTCACACAAAAACAACGTCTGGTTTGCCGTAAAGGACAGCACTGTCGGGTACTACCTACCGATACTATCGGGCACTGGCACAGTCACCGCGCAGTATTTTGGTGACAAATTCCAACACGGCGGTACGCTAGAAGGCTTGTTTAGCTGGACAGTAGACGGCGGTTCAGGTGTTGACGACATTCTAGTGGCGGTGAGTCATGCGGGTGACGTAATCATGTACACAGGTAGCGGCCCCGATGAAGATGATTGGGGTATGAAAGGCATCTGGTACATAGGCGAGATTCCTAACACACCTCGTTTTGGTACTGAACAGGGTGGGGAGCTGTTATTACTATCTTCCTACGGCATAGTCAGTATGAACGACCTGCTTAAAGGAGTGGACACTAACGCGCTTCTAGCGGATATGGACGGTACAACGATCTCAGCCAAGATTGCCGCTGCTATTCGTAGCGACATGAAAGAGAAACGCGCTTTACGCGGGTGGAATGTGGCTATGGTTCCTACCGAGGGTGGATTGCTACTTGCCACCCCTACCTTGGGTTCAGATGCGCCTATACAGTATTACTACAACATAGCTACCCAAGGCTGGGGCATCTGGCGCGGTGTGCCGATGGAATGTTTCACCCAATACAAAGATAGCGTGTTCTTCGGCACAGCCGAGGGTAGCGTTATGCGTATGGACGTATCAGTAGACAACGCAGTAATAGCCCCTGTAAACCCTGCTTTCAATGGTGAGGACATAGAGTTTTCAGTGCTTACGTCTTACCGAGCTTTAGGGTCGGCGGGCGTGTATAAACGGGTTAAACTAATACGTCCTGATTTTCTTGCTACCGAAGCGCCATTGCACAGTTCTCAAGCGCGGTATGATTTTGACTTAGCCGAGGGTAATGATTTCCAGCTTACACCCACGGCGGGGACTATATCCGCGATATGGGACGCAGGGCGCTGGGACGAAAACGTATGGGGTTCGACTGAAAGCCGAACTTTCCCTACTATGGGTGGTAGCTGGGGTGCTGGACGGTACATAGCCGTAGCCACTAAGGGTAAAACC